GCGCGAGTAGAATTCGAGAAGGACTAGGTCTGAGAACACACTTGCCGGTGTGAACCAGTGGGCAAAGGGAATTTTAAGGACAACCCAAAGTCCGCAAAGGCAAATTATACACCGCCTAAGAGGTGTGGCTTGTTTTTCTCGCTCTGCCACGCGGTTGAAAGAAAGAAAAGCATGTTTTTGACCACTCCGCCTGACTAGGGCGGTTTATGGGTTTTTCTAAATTTTCAAGCCCGAGAATGATCAGGGGCACGCACACACACACAGAAAACCCTCCCGAACCAAGCGATTAGACCCCCAAAGAGGCCATACTCGCAGTGAGTTGGTTAAGTCCCGAAGACGGAAGCTTCTCCCGCACCATTTGTGAGATGCGATCCTCAACTTTCTTGGCCCCGCCGTGAATGAAGGACTCAATCTTGTTGCGGACTGCCGAAACCGTGGTGGTAACGAGCGGCATGGCGGGAGGCGGCTTTGGCACGAGTTGCGAGATGACGTTGTCCTGGTCGACCAAAATCTCGATGTTCATGACATACTCGATCTGGATGACGGAGGGAGACGAAGCCGCAGCGCCGGCCAACTGGATAACCAAGGAACTCCACCCCTCGAAGGTGTACAAGAAGGTGGTTGAAGTGTTCCAGGCTTGCCAGACGTGGGCCTGGGGGCCTTGCGGGTTAGAGAACCAGCAGACCTCGAGGCCGGGGGAGAGGGGGCAGGTGAACACGTTGGTCCCCTGCAGTTGCCCGACGGGAAGAGTTCCCCCGGGTTTCACTCCGTTGCACTCGGTGAGTACGAGGTAACCAGAAGTGGTGTTGACGGCTTGGATGCTACGGACGCAGATTCCGAACGAATTGATTCGGTACTGACTGCCGTAGGTCGCCGCGTTGCCGGCCTGGGAGTAGATGTTCCAGCTGGAAGGCCAGGTGAAGACGCCCGTGGTTGAACCGACGTTTGTCCAGCCGTAGTCAAGGCTGGGCATGTAGGCGAAGGCCTGTGTCCCATTTGCGTCGGTCGCCCCAG